GTGTGATCTAGTGTTAGATCTTGTCCTATGTAATATCGCCCGTTAAGATTTTGGCGTATCCAGCTATCTACTTCTTTAGTAAGATTGGGTGCAAACTTATCTAATGTAGTATAGTTAAAATGAGGGCAGGCAAACTCAACCCTACGTAATCCAAAATAATTTAACGGGTTAGGTTTACCAGCTTTTAACGTCATTCTTTAAATTCGTAGTAGGCATGTTCGCCCCAGGGAGGAACAATTTTGTCATTACCGTGAATAATGAATACTGTATCGCAGTAGTTTTCGTCACCCCATGATCCGTATGGATAGCCGTCTGTAAACATGATAAACTTCTTAGGCTGAATATCATTTTCTTTCATGTATTCCCAATTAGCCATAAACTCAGTGCCACCACCACCCATTGGTTCATATTCGTCGAACTCATCTACGTTATAACTATTATAGTCTGCTTCGTTATAAACACGAGTATCAAAACACCAAACTTTGATTGTAAAGTCTTGATACTCTTGCATGATACCTTTGATCTCTGTCAAAAAGTCTTTGGCTTGTTCGTCACCGATTGAACCAGACATGTCAATGCCTACGCAAATATCAATTGTTTCTTTAAAGTTAGTACCTGGAAGAATAGCACCCATGTGCCAACCTTTACGGTTAGGACGCATAAAACTAAAGTCGTCTTTGATGACACTTTGAATTTGCTGACGGATAATTTCACGCCAGTTCATTTTAGGTTCCGTAAGTTCTTTGATCATACGTTGTACACTAGCAGGTGTATTGCCCGCACCCGCGGCTTGCGCGGCCCCCATGGTTGCTTCACGCATCTCGTCACGAATTTTTTTCAATTCGTCTTTGCTGTAGCTAGGGCGATTTCCGTTTGAATCTTTTTCACCCCAATCGATGTGATCGTCTAGCAATTGACCAAGAGCATTTAATTCTTCTTCGTCCATCTCGTCAAAAATCTTATCGTAGATTTCTTCTGCACCCATACCGTAATATTTTTGATCATGGAAGATTTTAATACCTTCAATTTCGTGATCACCAATTCGGTCACGAACAATTTGTCCGTTTACACAATAGTCAGCCGCAATGTTAAAAATACGGTGATTACGACCTTCGTTACGTCCCATATGGTCAAAAACATTATGCAAGATTTCATGTGCAATAACGAACTCAATTTGTTTAATGCTAAGTGGTTCAAAAAACTTGCGGTTAAAATAGATAGCTCGACCGTCAGTGGCCGCAGTATTACACCATTCTTCTGCTTCTTTAATTTGCAAGCGAGTTGCCATATTACCAAAGAAAGGATGGCGAAGTAGTAAGCCCACACGGGCTACGATAATTTTGTCGATAATTGGATCTACGTGTGACATGAATGCTCCTTTACTGTATGTATATATTATAACACCTCCCAAAGGAGGTGTCAAATGGTACTAAACCGTATTATTTACGACGATCTTCTTTGTCAGTAGCCTGTGCAATATACTTGCCGTATTTTGCGTGGAAAGCATCAAAACATTTAATTTCGTCTGGATCTAATGGCAATTTGTAAGTGCTCAATGCAATCTTAGTACCCATGATAACCAATTCTGTTTCAAAGTTATTCATCATAAATTCGAAGAAGTTATTAGTTTGATCATTCCAGTTTTTAGCATTCTTTTCGTTTGCATCTTTCAACTCGTAGCACAAGGATACAGTCAAAGAGTACATGGCAGAAATTTCTTTACTATCCATTTTCTTAACTTTGCCTGACAAGATATCTGTTGGGTTAGGCATTTTGCTAGAGTGTTTACGGTGCGCCATAAACTTAAGAGCAAGTCCTTCGCCAACCGAACCTGACACCAAATCAGTCAGTGTATCATTGTCAGTGTCGTCATCGTGCAACAATTCAGAAACAAAAGACCAGCTACGTGGAGTAGCAAACGAGCGTGAGCTAGACTTAGGATCAAAATCGTATAAGTCTTTCTTGCTAAAGGTCAAAAAGCCTACAACATCAGTGTGAATCTTATTGTCCACAGCCCAATCAAAGTAGTCGTCCCAATCAACTGTCATTTCCAAGTGAACAAAGCGATTAGCCAACGGCGCTGGCATACGGAATGTAACACCTTTGTCAGTTTCACGATTACCAGCCGCTACCATAACAACATTGTCTGGCAAAGTGTAAGTACCCACCCGGCGATTCAAAATCAACTGATAGGCCGCGGCTTGCACACTAGGTGCCGCAGAATTCATTTCGTCCATGAACAGGATAATAGTTTTGTGCTGTTTTGCCATTTCAGCATCTGGCAATTCGCTAGGAGGAGCCCAAACCATTTTGCTAGTGTTTGAGTCAAAGTAAGGAATACCTTTAATGTCAGTAGGTTCCCAAAGCGACAAACGAACGTCGATAACGTGAGCATCGAGCTCATCGCCGAGTTGTTTAATAATGTCGGATTTACCAATTCCGGGAGGACCCCACAGGAAGATTGGACGTTTGTTTTTGAACGCTTTACGCAGGGATTTTTTTGCGCCTTTTGGTCCAACTGTGCGGCTGTTAATTTCTGCCATGTTACATTCCTTTAGTTTACGGGTTTAAATTGCTAGGTAATCTTTTACGCTATGTAAGTATTATAGCACCGTTCTACAGTCACGTCAAGCAGAATCTTCTGTACTTTGCCTATTTTTCATGGCTTTAATTAGCCCAAATTTACGTATGTCGTCCGAAAACATATAAAGCTCAAAACTTTTACGTTCGGAAAATACAGTAATACTTTGGTTTGTTAGGAAATACGGACAATCGATATACCTATCCATAAAAATAATTGTTTGAGGACTTAGGTCGATTGATTCGGTAAACGGAATTTCATAACTTGCCAAATCCAATTCAGTAGTCAAAAATTCATACCCATCTTCAGTAAGCCTAAGCCCACCGCCGATTTTAGTTCTGTTGTTTATAAACCACTTTCTTTGAAATATCTTGACATTGGTATCGTCACTACTTTTATCCCAAGATTTTAAAAAGATTTTGGTGTATGTTTCTTTTGAGATCATTTAACTGGGGTACCGGTGGTAAGTTTATATACTTCAAACTCCGTGGTGCCAAAAGTTAAATTTAATTTTTTTGCTAGATTGTGTGCATGGCCGGGATTACTAAAACTGGTCTTTTTGTATTTGGGTCCGGGATAACTGGTTACACTACTAAAACTTTTTAGATTGAAAGGCTCGGCTTTATAGAAAACAGCCCAGATGGCTTCAGACTCCAAAACTTGTTCAGCTTTGTAAGTCTTTTTGTTTATGTATTCTAATAATACTTTTGGCTTTGGTCGACTCATAATATACGTCTCGATATGTACGCATATATTTATCTATTTTTCCTCGCCAAACACTCCGCCATCTAGTTGTATGTTAACTACTTCTGTAGCAGATGCATTTTTTAATGCGTGGAATAGACTTTCATAATCTTGCGACAGCTTGGCTAACACCTCAGTAAGGGCTATATTAAGTAATCTAGCCTGCTGAATTGTCATCTTTAGTTCTTTTTGTTGCGTCAATTCAGCTGACTTCAATAGTTGAGTAAATTGTAACAGTGCGGCAGTGTTAATTGGATTTTGCATTTGCCAACACCGCTTTCATTTCAAACTCACTCATAAACGGACCTTTATTTGGATAGCGTTCGATTGTAATTAGTTTGGGGCAAAAACTACGTACCCATCCCTTTTCAAATTTAATTGTATAGTATCCAGCACAATATAAACTCTTACTGGCATTTGATTTGGTAAACAAAGGTAGTTTACGTTTGACATCGTACATGCTGTTGTATGGTTTGCACATGGCAGGAAATCCATGTACTTCATGTGTTTCAGGTTCTGCGGAAGTTACTTTGACTTTGGTATTCTTCAGAAAGAATTCTTTGCCAAATTGTTTTTGCAAGTCTTCTTTTTTATTAAACATTACTTCGCCGTTAGTGCTGGATAACACAAACCGGTTATTTTCTTTTTTATGTAGTGTGGCAATTTTAGTGCCGTCTTTTTCTACAATCCAAAATTTGCCATCTACGATGGGCTTGGCGTGTATCTCTGTCATAGTTATTACCTCACAAGTTGCTGTCCTATTGGGACATGTTTCTTTATATGTACATTCTTCGATTAACATTAATCTGCTTCTCCGCCTTCACTATCAGGCTGGGGAAATTCTGGGCTAAAAGGCCAACTTGTACTGGGCTTTGGCCTAGATCTTAGTTTGACATTTTCTTCAATAACTGTGCCGTCATCTTCAACTAGACTAACTTGATACGGAGCATCGATGGTAAGGTAATCATCTTCAACTTGCCAATCATGCTCACCGTCAAACAACCAAGCCGCACCGCCTTCGTGATAAGATGTTTCAAACGCTTCTTTTTGTTCGTCAGTAAAGTCATCGCTGTATGTAAAGTAGCAGGCAACGCCATCTTCAAGTTCCGAGCCCCAGCCGCAGTCTGTACGAGCGTAGGCCTGTTTTGCACCTTCAAATGGAAGATTACTATCCATGTCTGCTTCAACAAATCCTTGACCCCAGCGATAGTGATCTTCAATATTGACCCAACTAGTGGTGTTGTCGGCATTATCTCGGAACAGTTCTATATGCCAACAAATACTTTTCTTTTCAAGAGGTTTAATTAGATATACTTTACTCATAGTTGTTCCTCGAATAAATTTTGAGCGGCTTTGGTAACCGGATATTTTGCTTGGAACGGTTCAGCATACGACTGTATGTTGTCTGCGATCTTTTTCATGTCCCATGCGTTGCAGAATTTAAGCATACGAATACCTACCTGATCTACAGTTTTAGGTACGGCATTTGTTTCAATTGTTTCTCGAATACATTTTTTAATATCTTCTGGTTGTGCAGTCAAGTCGCACAAGTGTACATTACGTAGGTAATCTTCTAGTACTCTATGTTCGACGCCATTATGGTCAACCCAACGTTGCAACATGAGATTGTTCCAAGAATATCCTTTGGCATTACGGTCTTCGAAAGCTTCAGTAAGACCGACTTTGTTTTTACTACCCTTAGTACGTACACCTGGATATGCCGAGAACACATTATCGCTAGTATCGCCACGCATACATTTTTCAAACAGCATCCATTCTGGGTCTTGTGCGGCTTTTGGCTCGCCTGTCTTTTTGTCTTTAACAGGTTTACCCTTTGCATCAAACGTGCCTTCGTGTGTGATATGTAAATCGCCTACACCGTTATACTGACTAACGTTGCCACTAATCAATTGTGCAAAGTCGCCATCTGTTGAAATGATGACATGTTTAGCATCTGGATGTGCTTGACACCAGCCAGCAATCAAATCATCTGCTTCTAAG